GCTGCCTCACCTGAACCATCGGATGTGTTGGTCAGCTGGATAACAACTGACCTATCACTATCTGACAGAGTGGTTGAAGTTACTGCGTCTGCCATATTAAACTCCTATATTACGCGTCAGCGAATGGTGTAACTAAAGTTCCTGACCCTAAGATAATTCCTTCTACTGAGTATTTAGCACTTCCCATAGCAGTAACTTTAACGATACTACCTGCAAGTCCGCCTTTAGTAGAACCGTTCATTGTGATAACATCGTTAGATGCACCAGAAATAAAAGTTTTACCTGTTGCGTCTGTTACACCAGTGTAAAGTCCACCTACAAACTTATCTGTACCGTCTGTTAAGATGTCCATGTCAGTTGCTGCAGTTTCTACTACAAAAAAGAATGATGCTCCTAAGTTATTTAATTGATTAGGGTCATCATTACTTCCTGGAGCAGTAGCAACGATAGTCGGTAAAGTAAATTTACCATCCGCATCGTTACAAGTTAATATTTTTCCTGCGTGGGCTGCGACTGTTAAAGTAGTGTCTGCAGTTAAACTAACAACGTTAGCATTACCTGCTGAAATAAATCCCGCCAATGATTTGACTGGACCTGAAAAAGTTGATTTAGCCATAATTTCCTCCTACGGAAATAAGTTCTACTGTCTTGGCTTGTCTGCTAGGTCAGTCTGTAGAACAAGTTAATAAAATCCTAGATATCTTATTGTATAGTACTTTTCACAATAAAAAAAGGGGAACATTAAGCTCCCCTTTAAAGATACGTTAGTATCAAATTCAACCAGAACTTTAAGCTCCTGGAGAACCGTACATTCCACGCCAGTCACTAAAGCCGAAAGAATATCTCTCTCTAGCTTTGTATCTTACGTTTCCTGTTTCGAAGTCACCTTCCATGCCTGTTGCCATAGGGGATCTTACGAAATGCTTCATCCCGTTAGGGGCATCGGTTTTAATGAAGAAGGCATCTGTATCTGTAAGATAATGATTTACAACATAGCCATCAGGAAGCATTCCCATGCTTCTCATAGCGTTGAGGTCATTATCAGATGTGCCAACTCTTCCTGGAGTTTTTAAAACTCTTTCAGCCACAAATTGAAGTTGAGGTGGTACAATCAATTTTCTTGCTTGTACATTAATTTTAATACCTCTTTCATCAGTTAACGCAGCAATATCAATCATTGCGTTTTCTAATGAAGTTTCATTCAAGTCTGCTGCTGTGCTAGGTTCGTTAGATCCGTCTCCGCCTGTCAAGGTAGGGTGATCGGTAGCGAATAACTCTTTACCGTCGCCTCCTGGAAAGCTGGAATTAAATCCATTGTTTAACACGTTTGCTGCTTTGACTTGCTTTGTGCTTGCCATGGAACGTGCAAGAGCTTTTGTGTATCTTGCTGAAAGTGAGTCATAGAGGTTATCCTCTATAGCTTCTTCAGTAAGAGCAAATGCTAATGCTACTGTTTCATGTGAGTAACGAGATGTATAAGTCTCTTGTGCTGTATCGTAGGTTACTGCGGCACCTTCTCCTTTTACTGGAGCTTGTGCGAAACCTGATAACATCACTTCCTCTTCAAAAGCTCTATCTGAGTTTTCTGAATCGAAGATTTCTGCATGCTCGTTTTCGTAACGATCGTATTCAAGACCAAAAAGTGCGTTCAGTCCTGGCTCGAGTTCCTTAACTAGTTGTGCTCTATTTATTGCCATTTAATATCACCTTTTATGAATTACCGAAAACAGAAGCTGGGAATGAAACATACATTCTTGCATACTGTCCGATAGAGTTGTCAGGTCTATCCACGAAACCGTGAATCAAAGCAATTCCGCTACTTGTAGTAGCTGTTACTGCTTCTTTAGATCTGCCTGTTGAAGTATCACCTGCGGTAGTTGTGATAGTATTTGTTGTACCGATAGATGCTTGTGTAGGAGTAGCACTTCCTTGTGCCTCATATACAATATCTGGATCGGCATAAACAAACGCTTTCGCATTCGCAGCACCTAGTGTAGCTGTGCTTCCCACCCAATTTTTTGAGAAGACAACTGAGCCATCGCTGGCTTGATATTCTACTCCGTAGAATACGCCAAGAGGAGTACCTGTTGCAGTACCCTGAATTACTAGACCACTAGCAAGATTAACAACATCGCCAGAGAAGATTGCTCCTGTGGTTCCTGATGCTATTGCAAATTCAGAAGGTCTAATAGTTCCACCTGACATATGATACGCTGGAGTAAAACCATTTGGGTCATTTACATTCGCCATTTATTTCACCTTTATATAAAATATGTGTTACAGAGAATAATTTTATTCTCCACCTGTTCCAAACGTAACCTTGGTAGTTCTATTAGGGCTACTAATAGGCATAACAGGGTTACTCTCTCGCATAAGATTGTTATCAACAGCTTCCATTTGTTCATTGGCTAGACGAGAATAATAGTTGCGTCTTTCCATAACTGTTTCCTTAGGCATCTTTGCGAGTACTAAGCCACCAACTCCTATAACTCCAGCGTGTTTTCCTTCATCAATTGTAGGAGATTCAAAATCAGGGTGTTCTTCTGCTCTCACAGGTTCCCAACCTTCTCGAATACGTTTAGACATATTCGCTTTATCATCTTGCCCTACCATCGACTCACGAAGCCATCGATAGATATAGCCCTCTGGTGGAGTGGGTGCGTCTAATAAAGACGGTGGACTCCATGGTTTTCTTCGAGCTTGAGATTCTCGACCTTCTGCAGATCTGGAGGTTCGATCTGTGTTAGTAGTTGTGTTTTTTTCTTCTACCATTTTTTACTCCTATTTGATATGCTTAGCATATTCTTCTAGTGGCACACCTAATCTTTTTGCTATTGCTACTTGACTCGGTGTGAGTTGTACTTTTCTACGTGAACGTGACCTAGTTGTAGTAGAACCTCTACTAGAACCTGCGACCACTTCGTTCACAGTATTTGTTGATACTTTTCCTAATTTATGAGGAAACGCATCAGCCATTCTTTTATCCACTTCTGAATAATAATCATCAGAAGTTGGATCGTAACCTTCTTGTTCAACTAGTTGCCTATGAAAAGCAAAGGCACTTGTTGTCATTGCTACATCCGAACCAAACCATTCATTATTTGAAGCCCACGCTTTCGCTTTTGGGTCTTCCTGTATTTGAGGGGCTTGTTGTGTTTGAGGTTGAATTTGTTCAACTTTTTGTACAACCTGCTCTTCACTTACAGATTCAACTTCGGTTTTTGGTGCTACTCGTTTTAGACTTTCTTCTTCGACCGCTAACTTGGCTAGATCTTGTTGAGCTTGTATGAGGGAGTCTGTATCTCCGCTCTCATATGCTTTTCTATACCTGTCTTGAGCACCTTGAAGTTCTGAACTTACTCGGTTCTTATATTCATCATATAGGTTTTGATCAGTTTTTGAAAGTTTATTTTTTGTTTTATTTAAATCTTCCTGAACGCTTTTAGCATATTCAATTGCTGCTTGCTCTCTACGTTCAGCTTCACGGATCTTAAAAGTGAGTTTACCTATACGTTTTTTTACAGACTCGCTATAGTCTTCAATTTCACTTTCAGTATCTTCGTCGTTTTCACCTTTAGCTTCAGATTTCTCTTCTACCTCAGGTTTTTCTTCAACAACAGATTCTTCCTCTGTTTCAGATTCACTTTCAGGAAGTTCTACTTCTGTCAGTTCTTCTGTTTCGTTTTGCATAGCTTCTGCCATGTTTTACTCCTTTGTTGCGTGATTATATTAAGCTGAGGTAACGTCTTCTGGGTTGTTAACTACAGCTAAAATATCATCATCGTTTAATAAACGCAGATCGCCACCTTCAATTTTGATTCGTGCACCTGCATACCTGCCAAATATCACCCAATCTTTAGGCTTACACCAAGCTCCCTCAGGGAACTTGTTGGTATCTCTATAAGCATCTGGACCAAGTGAAACTACATACCCAACATTAGTACCAATACGTTCTTTTTCTAATGTAGAGTCTGCTAAATATATTCCGCCTTTCGTTTTTTGTTTACGACTAAACGGTAATATCATAATTCGATAACCTGTGGGGGTTGGTAATTTTTCTTGAAGAGAACTATCTTCTTCCATTTTTTCTGGAGTAAACGCTTCTTCTTTTTCTGATTCGGTTTCTACAAACCTTTCGACTGTGTTTGGTATTGGCTCGCCACCTTTACCAAAACTTTTTACTTCTTTCATTCTTCATCTTTTCCTTTTAGCAGGTCACTTATTAAAGTTTCCGTAAACGACAGACCTGATATTTCGCCTACGATTTTTTGATAACTTTCAAAATCTTGCACTCCGCCAGCAGCGAGTGTTTCTGTTAATTGTTGTTGTCTTTCTGCAATTAACTTTCTTAACTTTTCTAACAATTCCAATCCCTACGTGCCCAGTAATTAGCACTACATCTGTCACTTTTTATACCGCCACTTCTAGCACAATAACTTTTCTTTCTACTTTTGTCGCCTGGATGTTTACCCATTTTTTTATCGCCAAAAGTTATACGTTTTACTCTGCCTCCGTCACTACTGCAACCTTTGACAAACACAACTTTACGTTTTTTCCCATATCCAGGTTCACCCTTACGTATTCCTCTAGGTGAGTTAAGTGTTACTTTTTTACCTTGATACTCAGCCATTATTAAATCTACGACGGTTTGAGTTGCCAAAAACATCTCCACCGTGTGACATCATTTTAAAATCTTCACCGTCAAGTCTACCATTCTTGTTTTTATCAAGTTTTGTTTGACCGCCATGAAGTTCACCACCGTGGGACATTTTAACACAGTTGTCTACAGTTCTACCACCTTTCTTTTTGGTGCCCATAAGTTTGTAGCCTTTCCAACATGCTTTACCGTCTAATCCTTTTTTCTTAGCCATTATTTATTATACCCCTTGCCTTTAGTTGCTGCTCCGCAACCTCTAGCCATACCTCGTTTCTTTTTAGCTCCGCCACCACGTTTCATTTTCATGGGGTCGCCTCCACGATTCATTTTTTTCTTTTTCATTCCTCTGTTTGTACCTGGCATCATGGTCTCCTTAAATGTTTTTTGGCGTTAGTCATTGACCCACCATTAGTTTTCTTTACCATGTCAGAATCTTTCATTATAGACCCATCTGGCATTTTATGATAGCCCTCAGGAACTTCACCACCGTGTTTAAATCTTCTACGGTTTGCGTTACCACCCATCATCTCTTCAAATTGTGCTTTATTTAACATCATTGACCTCTTGAGTCTGTGTCTGATTTTCTAACATCATTTAGTATATCACGATAATCTTTTCTCATATCACTTTTTTCTTTCACCATAGCTTCTTCTCTTTCTTGAGCTATTCTCATTTCTGCTATAGCTTCATTTGATTGAATCTTAGTCATATCTATTTGAGCTTTTACCATATCGCTTTGAGCTTTTTGTGCTATCTCTTGTTCTTTTAGCTGAACTATAGGATCTATTTTAGCTTCCGCCATAGCTTCTGCCATAGCCTGAGCTTGACCTGTAACTACTTGTGTAGCCTGAGCTGCCATTCCTGCTATTTGGTTCATAACTTCTGGTGGCATTTGACCTTCACCTAGTTCTGGAAGTTGTTGACCCATAGCTTGTTCTATTTGCTGTTTATATAACATAGCTTGATGTTCTTGTATGTTGGCAGAAATTGCTGTTAATGCATTTTTGTTTTGTGCTACCATAGGGTTTTGTACAAAAGATGAATGCGATGTTATATAAGCATCATGATTTTGAAACGGATACGCCTTAATAGGTTGACCTGTCATTGCTGCTTGTTGTTCTGTTATAGGATCACGTGGCGGTATTTCTGCTTGAGGCGGTAATATCAAATCTATATTCTTAACTTCTAGAGCTTCATACATACGTTTATAGGCTTCTCGTAAATCGTGTATTTGTGGTGCTGCTTGTGCCATTTGTAATTCTTGTTGAGCTAACATTACCCTTTGTGCCATACTAAAGATATTAGGGTCACTTACAGGAATAACATCTACTCTGTCATCAAAGTCTGTTGCTTTTATTTCGTTACTAGCTCCTGGTACACTGTATGGGTAAACAGGCGGTAAACTTTTAGAAAATATATCTGCTAACAGTTTAAATTCTTTTCTTTGTGCGTAATGAAGCCTTTTGTGTATAGCTGACATTACTTTAGTGCCACGTTCTAACATAGCGACTGTTGTTCCTACAGGTAGTTGTTGAGAGCCAATATCACCTACATTCATGTCTGCAATACTAGCAAATCGTCTTCCAGAGTCAATAATTACACCTAATAACTGACTTAATACGTTACTAGGCTCTTTATAGGGTAAAGGCATCAATGCATCACGAATTACACCACCTGGAACATCAACATCCCTAAATTCTCCTGGTCTAATCGGTTCATCTTCACCTTGTACACGCATTCCACGTGCTTTAAAGCCTGCAGGTAGATTACTTAGTGTACCAGCGTCGATTAATTGACGTAAAACTGATGTAGCTGACTTAGTTAAGCCTCCAATCATGTGAATTAGCCCAAAACCGTAAAAACCTAGACCTGGAAGGAACTTATAGTGTACAAAATACTCTTTTTTACGGAATAAATCGTCATTTTCGTTCCAATTACGTCGTATAGAGAGTATTTCACTCTTATCTTCTAGTATAGTTACCACATAAGGTACAGCAAAACCGTAATTATCGTCATCTTCAAGCTCTAAATCAACATGAAGCTCTAAAACGGTGTATTCATCGTAGTCTGTGATAGGTTTAGCTATGCCTTGTAGCTCATCTATCTTCTCTTTTGCTTCGTTATAGTCTAAATCAGCAGTTTCACCTATTTCAGTTTGCCTATATGAACCAGCTAATTGTAATTTTTTAAGATCGTTACCAGTCATACTCATTACATGAGTAAATCTTGGGCTAGTTTCTAGGTCTGTAGTTTCGTAGGCTACTACTAAGTCTTCAGCTTTTACTAATCTACTTGTAGCTCTACCTAATAAATTGTCATAATAAACTTTTTTGAATGCACTACCAGCTAAAGGTAAATAAAACAGTAAGCTATCCATCTCAGGATCATACTCTTTCATTACATCTGTAATTTGATAATTCATAAATTCTTTTACACGTTGAC